TTTTCAAGGTTGACGGAGGAGAGGCAACAGACTGCTGTGCGCTCTTCATTTGTTGCGAGATGGATTTCATTGCAGAGGTTGCTGCCCATAATTGTGAGTCCAAGCTTTCTTTGAGCTTCTGGCAAGCCTCGTCTGGCTGTATCGATAAAGTTAAGGTAAGGACTCCCAGTTCGGAAGCGAGCTTCAAGTATTCGTTGCCAAAGTCTACGAGCTGAGACTGTATCTCTAACAAGTCCTGTATTTGGGTCTGTAAGATTGAATTCTTTGTCATGAATAACACACTCCATAAATTCATCAGTGATGTTCACTGCATTGAATAGGTTAAAACATTTGCGATTGATATCGCCACCTGTGGGGACTTTGAAGTTAATAAACTCTTCAATGTCTGGGTGGCTTACATCTAAGTACGCAGCGTAGCTACCCTTCCTCGTCTTCCCTTGTTTGTACGCTGTCATCTGAGCGTCTACTACTTTCATAAAAGGTATTGGCCCTGGTGCGATGTCTGACACGCCTCTTACGTCTGACCAGTGTCCTCCTACCCCGCCCCCTTTGACTGACAGCCATGCTACTTCGCCATTGTGTTCAATAAGAGAGCTAAGATTGTCACCCACGTAAGTAAGGAAACAACTAATAGGCAAGCCCCGATTGTCTCTGCCATGTTCAGGTGCGTTTGACAACACAGGTGACGCAAACATAAACCAACCTTTCGAAGCATAGTCATAAATACGCTGCGCAAGATCGAGATCGTCAGCACAATAGGCCACAGCAGCACGTGCAAAAGCCTGTTGAGGACTCGTTTCATGCTCAAGCATGTAGTAGTCTTGCATGAGCTTGACTGCTTGTTCACTGAGGCGGTTGTCTCTTTCATAGTCAACTGTTATCCCAAGGTGTGTAGTCATCGAATTGTGTCTCCAGCGATTCAAATTGTTCTTCGATTTTGTCTTGAAAACGATTGACAAGATCCTCTGATGTAATCTCTAACAACTCCATCAGAGTGACCTCGTCAGTCTGTTTCAGTCTGTCCATGAGATCGTTTATTGTCATGGGCGAACCTACCATTCTACACTAATTCTATTAACTTGTCAAGATAATGCCGAGCCTTTTCGAGGTCTTGCTTACCGCCCTTGTCTTCCCATCGAGCCATGTACTTGATGACATTGCCCCAGATGTATCCTTTGAAGGCTTCCTCAGACATCCAAGACTCCATAGCCTGCCAAGGCTGCACAGACTTGGATGTATAATGATTCCCTCCTACTTGGGTATTATTCGTCATCTGTCTTACCTGGGTAGTACACACCTAGGTTATCCGGTAGCTTAAACGAATATCCATAGGATGCTTCTAGGGTTTTAACTACATCATCTAAGATTTCATGCCATTCAACACAGTCATCATATTCTGAAGAGAACTTCTGAGTCCTTCCATAACCACGGATAGAAAACTCAACATAGAACTTCTCATCCTTATCAAACCAAAATTCACTCATGTTTATATCTCCAATTCTAATTGAACATCATCTTCAAAAGATACTTCACATGACTCTGAACATCCATTACTTATTTGCAACCAATGTTTATCTACAAATTCATCAAAGTCCTGTGAAGCCATCTGTCTTAGATCTGCAACGGATTTAAACCCACGAAAGAATTTAATATCCTTGCCTATTTTAGGAGACAGTGCTCCTTTTGAGCCATATAATTTTTCCATACGCTCTGGAAATTCAAAAACCTCAGGAGATTCTTGCATTAAAGTCAAAAGTTTTTTGTAAGACTTCTTCCAACACCAAGTACAATTACCGTAGTGTTCTGGTATTTCTAAATCAAACGGCTGTCCTTTCCACCAATTAAGGATATCTTGTTTCATCACTCCTTCAGATACTAATGGATATATCAATGAATTTTGAGCTGCAGTGGCTGATATACGATCAAACTCATCTGCTCTAATTCCTATAGCCATACAATAATCTTTTTTAGTCAATCCAAGATCCCTAACATAAGCCTGGATAGGGTATTGTTTTAACTCCCTTGTGCAATGCGGTGACTTAGTAAACGGAATACCATACTTAGATATCACATCCTCAAATGGCTTACCATCTCTGGATGCTGTTTCGTAAGTTACTATTGAATACTTAGTCCCTTTACGTGGCTCTGGATTCACCTTTGCCTCTAGCCACACAGTATTGAAGTTAAAACTTAGATCACAATTATTGATAAACTCTAAAGTTTTTTCATGCTCTTGCCCTGTATTGGCAAATAAGACAATCACATCTTTCCATTGGTTTTTTTGTTGCAGTAGAAGTTTTGTCATATAGGCTGACGTTCTTCCTCCGCTAAAACTAATGATTAACGTTTTGTCTTGCATTTAATCAATTCCATAAAGTGGTCTAAATCTACAACGGCCAAAGGTTTCGATCTGTTTTGCTTGATCACCACCAAAGGTTCGTAGTCTCCATGGCCTGTAGCCTGTTCATAATAGTTAAAGACAGCAATCTTAGCCAAGTTTTTACATTCAACCGAATAAGGGAACAGCTTCCTTGCTGCCGGTGAGAGCTGCACATCTTCACCACCTGCACCCATTGAAGTACTCCGTACATCATCAGGCTCTAACTTCGGAAATGTTGACAGAATGGCATCACGCACAGCTTGCTGTAGCTTTCTGCCCTTAGCCTTAGCTGATTGTGCTTTCATACTTCAACATCTCTGTCAGTCTTTCAGGTGGTGGTATAAACTGGTCCTTCTCAGTACGCAGCATATACAGAAGATGTCCATTCTCAACTGCCCTATCGTATCCAAGATGTTCTACAACAACGTCCCACATCTCTTGCTCTGTCTTGCCTTCCAAGAGTTTCAGAGCCTTCTTTGGTCCGATGCCGTGGACACCTTTGATATTATCCACAGAGTCTCCAGTTAAAAATTGACAATAGAAGTTAAGAAGCCCCTCATCTTTTGTAACAAAGTACTTGATTTTCTTAACAAAGTTGTAGTGCCAGCCTTCAACTTGGTCAAGGTCTTTGTCCAGTGTTACGATGACAGTATCATCACGTTCCGTAGCTCGAATGGCTAACATATCATCGGCTTCCATGCCGTTGATGATCTGAGCACTCCAAGACAGTTCAAGGTATTCCCTGAGTAGCTTGTAGTGCTTAGGCTTCTCTGATCCTTTGCGATTGCCCTTGTATGGTACAGTTACAGCATAGTCATCACGGTAGTTTCCTTTGCCGGTTAAGAACAACTCCCAGGTCTGAGACTCTGGAAGCTCGAACAGTAGCAGGTCTTCTAGGAAGCCTGCCATTGTCCGTATCGCTGTAGATTCATCTTCATTATTCGTGGCGAAGCCAATACGATAATTTAAGATGTCTGCATCAATAAGAGCATGCTGCATTAGAGCACTTCATCATCATCAAATGATTCAACAGGCTCTGCACCTTCATAGGTTACAAGCTCATCGATAACCAACTTCTTCAGTGAAGGTGATACACCGGCTTTGTTTTTCCAGTTCCACTCATAGAAACCTACCATTGCGATAGCCTTGGAACCGTTGCCAATAGAGATGCCTTCGATCTCGTCACCGTTCTTGTCATAAGCACGGATTGGCTTGTTTGACTTACAGGTAATGAAATACCCTTTGTCATCCTTTTGCCGTACTGACACGCCAAGAGATTCAATGGCCTGCACAGCAGGGTCTGAGAGATTGCATAGATCTACTTGGTACTTACCAGACATTTCGTTTGGCTTATCCATGTAAGCCCACATTACGTCAGCTTTGATCTTTACACGTTGTGTATTTTCCATACCATTCTCCTTAGTTGGTGGTATCTATATAGTATATCACTCAATTAGTGACAATCAAACCAATTATTGCCTATCTTAGCTTCTGCTTCTATTGGGCAACGTACTGCCAGAGTAACCCCTGCTTTGGCTGCTGATGCAACCATGATTTCTGCAACTTGTTCAGCAATGCTCTCCTTTGTTTCAATTTGTATTTCGTCATGGACAAACGCAACCTGCTTGACAGGGAGCTTCTGCCGTCTGAACTCTTGGTGGGCTTCGATGCACCATTGTTTGGCAATAATAGCACCGCATCCTTGAAGGAGGCTATTGAGTGCTGCGTGCTCTGACCTGACCAGTATTCTTCTACCATCAAGCCCAGGTACATACCCTTTTTCCGCCACTTTCGCAACTTTCTCCATAAGTTGTTTGAGCTTAGGGGTGTTACTATAAAAGCGATGTAACACTTCGTTCCCTTCTTTCGCCCCGCCTCCAACAATACTGCCAATCTTTGCCGGTCCTGCTCCATACAGTGTTGCATAGATAAGCGTCTTTGCTTGAGGGCGAGTGATCCCTGCGGCATCAGCGTTCTTCTGATGGATATCGCCATTCAATAATTCCTCTTGCCATTCTTGGTCTTGCATGTAGTGAGACAGACATCTTAGCTCAATACCGGATAAATCCGTACCAACTAACTTGTTACCTTCATCTACAATCCAAAGACTTCTGCACTCTTTACCATAGGGACTATTCACTGATGGGATCTGTGCCATGTTCGGTGTGCGATGTGTCATCCTACCGGTCACAGCACCATTGGTGATGATACCGCCATGTACACGATCTGTATCGTCATCAACATACTTCAACCATGAGTCTAACAGACCTACACGCTTCTGCAGCATGAGATAGTGTGCAATCTTCTCAGCCTCTGGTATCCCTGTATCCTTTAGTGCCCCTTCGTCAACGATTGGCTGACCTTTCTCAGTAAACTTCGTAGGCTTCCAGCCCAGGCTTTGTAGCCTCTCTCCGATCTGCTTCCTTGAGCCCACATTGAATACGGTAACTTTGTCTTTGAGCTGCTTCCCAGTCTTCTCTGACCAACGCTCTTCAACAATCGGTGGAAATATACTTTGCAGCTCACTTTCAATAGCAGACATTTCAGACTGCAATGAAACCACCAGAACCATAGCTTGCGGTACATCCAACTTAAATCCGTTGTTCTCCTGCTGTCTGCAGATAACTGCGATATCATGCTCGATTCGTATTGAGGTCTCAGCATCTCTCCATTCCTTAAAACCATTCATGAGATGTTTGTATAATTCACAGGTCAAAGATACATCCTGTTTACAATACTCAATCATCTCGTCAGTCAGGCCACCATCATAGTCTTCAAAGTCAATCTTTGAGTTACGTAGTCTAACACCCCAAGCACGTAGGCTATGACCACCTTCGATGGTTGGGTTGAGTAGCCTGGATAGGATCAGTGTATCTACAGCCTGTGATTTCTTGATCCCAAGATTCCAGAGCTTACGCAACACCGGAGCATCAAAGCCGATGATGTTGTGTCCAATGATCTGATCATATTCATCGATCAAAGGAGCCAGTGTTGCAGCATCTGTGTGACATAGAACCTCTCCAGTGTCTACATCTTCAGTAACACAGACCCAGATCAAGCTGTGGCTCGTGTTCGTCTCGATATCCAGAACTAATCTCTTGGGCTTTGACATTCGTTACAACCTGTTTAATTGTTTCTAAGTCAGTGTAAAACCATTCACCTTCAAAGTCAATGTTCATACGCTTCAGTTTGTTGTGTATCGCCTTCTCAGCAATGTGCCGGTCTTGAAAGACTTCACGATGTGCTAACTGGTAATCCCTGAAGGGTGAAGATGTCTGATAGCCATTCAAGCGATCATAGGCATCTACAGCCTTACCAACCTTATACCAGCCATCCCAAGCTGCATTGTGAATCACGTACACTTGTCCTGCTTTGGTCTTTTCAATCTCTTGGTGTGACCATGCATCATCCAAGGCTTTGTATCGTCCAGGTTTCCATAGCGGATGAGACTTTGGAATCTGCTTACCGTTTAAGAACATCCGCTGAGTGCGATTGTATTCTCTGTCACGATCTGTTAGGCAGGGACTACATTGCGAATACAGACCATCTTTGGCCACTGGATTCTTCTTAAAGAAACTTTCATCCTTGGTTTCTTTGCACTTGGTACATGTCTTCATAATGCTTCCTCATCAATCTCGTTCATGCGTCCGGTAGTGTGACTGTACAGCAATGCACAGGCTTTACCAGTGTAACCGCAGAATCGATTCTTCAACACTCGTACATGTGTTGTATTCCGAGTGTCTTTGTCATCAGCTTGACCATTACGCTCTAATCCGATGACCATATCAGACAACTGAGCGATGGAGCCTGAGCCCCTGAGTTGTGCCAATGATGTTGCAGCACCTTCTTCATGACCTTTACTCTCTGGACGTTTGAGGTGAGAAACACAGATCAAAGATATCCCTGTTTCCTGCACTAACATCCGTAGCTTGGTCATGATCTCATCTATCGCTTTACGTTCATCGCCATTTGATTGAGCAGATACGATGATGGATATATGATCCACAAACACATAATCACATCCAACAACCTTGGCAAGGTACCGGACTCTGCTGATGATATTGTCAATATCACTGGAGCCGAAATGGTCAAAAAGGAAAAGCCTATCAGTGCCAAGTGTTGCATTAAACGCTGCATCTTTTTCTTCCTGTGTTGATTCTGTATCCGGTAAGTGTAATGGCTTGTTAGCCGCCAATGACATCAGAGACAATCCAGTCTTCCGAGTAGATTCTTCCAAGAACATCATACCAATATTACTGTCTGTGTTCTGCAGGATATGCCAGATGATCTCACGTAGAAACTGAGACTTACCAAGTCCACTCCCTGCAGTGACTGTCACAAGTTCTGCTTTGCGTATGCCGTATGTGAGCTTGTTCATTCCATCGAATGGGTAGTCTACATCAGCCTTAGCTAATGGAGTCATCACAGAGTCATAGAGTGAAGAGCCTGTGACAATCCCATCAGGTGTCCATCTACCGGCAGCAAAGAAGGCTTTGACAAAGTCTTGTTGATGGTTATGTACCAAGTAATCATTGGCATCTTTTAAGCCATTAGCAAGCACCATAGACTTGGCTTTGTGACT